CCACGAACTTAATATTTCCGTCCGTGTTCAGCATCAGCGGATCAGGAAAGGCGTTTGCAAAGGTGGTTTTTCCGCAAAACGGAACACCGTAAATCCAAATCACACGCTTTTCAACGGCTTCAATGTTTCTTCTCTTGTTTTCAGGTAACTTCATAAAATAGTTCCATCCTTTCTCACAAAATTCTTGAAATTCGCAATATCTGCATAAGTAACTTTTTTCTTGCGGGAACTCTGTTTCCTCATTCGCCGCTTTAATTCCAAACATGAATTCAATTACTTTGTTGTAATCAAAATCAATTTGAACAATTTTCACTTCCACCTTTGCAAGTTCGGCTTTCAATCGCTGCCTGAAATCCTGTAAGGTTTCCGTTTTCTTCTGTCGGATCGTAACTTTGGGAATGAACACAAAGTACATATTCCGTATTCGTTTTCCGGGGTTGTTGCGTTCAAAGAAATACTTGTATTCGTGAAGCTGCCCCGATTTCTTATAGCCTGATACATTGTTTGAATACTTGAAATCATACAAATCGTAAGTATCGGGAAGTTCAACGCCCCGTTCAAATATTGTTGCTGGTGCAAGGTAATCAATGAAGCCGTGGAAATCATCATCTTTGATTTCAACTTCAAATTGCCCGCCCGGTGGAATAGCAGCCTTTGCCAATGGGATCACAACTTCCAGCTTCATCATTTCGTTTATGTGTTCATCCGTAATGATTGGATAACTGAAAGCGTATTCGTGAAGTGCTGCTTCAAGGTCTTTTTCAATTCCGGTATGAACCGCTTGCCCTAAAATCAAGGCGTTATCCGGTTCAGTTGCGGAATCGGTTTTTACCCCGTCCACATATCGCATTTTGTACTTGAATTTGCACTTTTCAAAGCAATCAACGCTTGAATGTGAATATCGCAATTTATCACCCCTTCCAATAGTTTTTTGAATTCTTCAAACCCTTCCGGGTAGAGAAACACCCCAATACCGCCTGATTTATTGATCCGGCTAATATTCAGTTTTTGCAATTCGGAAGGTCTGCCGTTGGAAGCCTTCACTTCAACCGCCATCATTACACCGTTCACGCAACATAGAATGTCAGGAATACCGGATTTCTGATAGCCGCCGCCCCAAATTTTGGTGTACCATCCGACCATTTCAACCTTCATCCGGTCTGTTGGATAGCCAGCCGGATAAATGCCGATTGAATGAAAATACTTCTTAATTTGCCCTTCAAATAACTTTTCTTCTGCCATATCACTTCACCGTGATCTTGACATATCCGGCTTTCGGGTTCTGTTTGGTGTACTTTGCGGCAACATCAGGTAAATCCTTCTTCAAAGCCGCACCGTCAAGCCTGTTTTCAACCGTAGGGGCAACATAGGTGAACTTCACAACCTCATTTTCAAAGGCTTTTACACCGTATTTTTCCATTGCAGCCTTCAACTGCTCTTTCATCTTCTTTTCCTGTTCTTCAATCTGCTTCTTCTGAACAGAAAGGTTTGCAATAGCGGTAATCACCGCCGCCGCTTCCGTCTGCATGGTTGCAAGTGCTGTTTCCTCTGTGAAAGCATCTTCACAATCAGGGGATAATTCAGAACACACAACCTTGCAAGTGTCCTTTTCCTCACATTCCAAACAGCAGCACACTTTGCCGCAAGCGGAATTTTCCATTGCCTGTTTACACTTAATCATTGTTTGAACTCCTTTCCAATTCTTCAATGAACTGCTGCTGATATTGCAGCACTTTTTTTGAATAGTTAGTTTCAAAAATTCCTTGTTCCCACAAACGGGAAGCCCCGGTTTCGCCCATGTTGTAAGCCATCAATGCCTTTTCAGGTGTTTCATACTTTTCAAACAGTTTTCGCAAAATGAACATTCCTGAACGAACATTGTTATAGGGTTCAAGGAAATCTGTAATTCCAAGCGTTTCTGTTATGTACGGGTGATTGATTTTGTTGATCTGCATCAATCCGTAATCATTTGAACCGCTTATCACATCAGCCTGAAAGCCGCTTTCCTGTTGGATCATTGCCATTACAAGGGTAAAATCTATGTTGTACCCCGCCGACAAGTAGAAAATGAATTCCTGTAAATCTTCATTCATTGGTACATCAAGGGGAACGAAATTCAAATCACCGCCCCAATCCATTGACATTTCACCGTTGAAAATTCTTCCGTCATACTGACCGTAAATCAGGATTTCAGTTTCCGTTTCTGCTTCCGGCTCTGTTGCTTTATCTGAACCGTGTGAAATAAGTGAACCTATCAGAATACCCACAAGGGAAAAGATAATTGCAACGATCAGCCACGAAATCAGAATCCTTTTAGCAATCGAAGTTTTCTTGATACTTTTTGAATAATTCATCCGTGTAATCTCTCCTTAATTCCAAAGTGTGAAGAATATCTTCTTCAACCGTTCCGGGACAAAGCATAAGGTAATAAAAGCACCGCTTTTCCTGTCCGATTCTGTGAATTCGTTTTTTGCTCTGTTCAAACAGTTCACTTCTATCTGTCAGGGAAAAGTAAATGATTTTGTTTGCCTTCTGCAAGTTCAAGCCCATTGCCCCGGCTTGATACTGAACAAAGGTTATCGAATCCCCGTGTTCTTCATAGGCTGTTAAATCTTTGATTTCACCATTGACAACCGAAAACGGTCTTTCCAATTCGGCAAGGGCTGCTTTCATAGTGTTCAATTCTTCATTGAAGTTGTAGAACACAATCAACCTATCTTCCGTGGATTGAACCAAATCCTTAAAGGCTGCAACCCTTTCTTTGTTTAGATAGCTGCACATCATGCGGGCGTAAATTCGCTTTGATAAAATGGTATCGCCTATGAATTCCCTATCATCAATCGTAATCACGCAATTTCGCATGAACTTCCGGTATTCTTTGGTGGTTTTGGAATGTACGGGAACAATCACCTGTTCGGGCAAATCAAATACTTCTTCCGATTTCATAAAAATTGCCCCGTGTTCTTCCAGCTTCTTTTTCAGACGGTCAACATTTTTGTACCCCGTAATATGGGGAATTCTGAATCCGCTGTTTTCGTCCTCAATCCATTCAATTTCAACATACTGTTTATAAAACAGGTCTTTGCTGATATTCCAACCTAACAAGTGAAGCTGCGACCAAAGTTTTTCATACTTTCCGGCTGTTGGTGTACCGGATAACAGGATCACATTTTCAGGCTGCATTTTCAGGATAAATTTTGAACGCTTTGCGGCTTCATTTTGTATCATGGAACTTTCATCAAGCATCAGGGTAAACCCGGCTATATGGGCGAAATATGAACGCCTGAATATCAAATCATAGTTGATAACGCCGATACATTTACCAACCGTACCGCTGAATTCTTCAAGGTGCTTTTTGTTCGTCAGGTCAAAAACCGTGTAATGGTAATACTGCTGAAAGTGTTCAATCCAATCATCAATTTTTGATTTCTGACAAACCAGCACAATTTTTTCAGGGAACGAATCTGCTTTTTCTGATCCTACAAAGGTTTTACCTAAACCCATATCAAGGTAATAAGCAACCCTGTTAAATCGTTCTGTTTGTTCCAATGCTTTTTGTTGGTGGGGGAATAGCTGCATAAGCGAACACCCCCTTAATTTTCATCAACATCAATCCCGGTAATCTCTTTGAAAATTGCCTTATCAAAATTCGGAATCGCTGCAATGATATTTTTCTGACGGTCAGACAAGCCACGCCACCAAATAACCGCACATTCGGAATTATCCAACACTTTCAGATAACCGCCCGTTGTTTCAGCTTCCGGGTATGCTGCCTTTTCTTCATCCGTCATATTGTCAAGCCAAATGTATTCAAGCACATCACCCGGAATCTGATTCAGAAGGTAACGGGCTTCACTATTCAGCCAATCACGGTAAGTCCATTCAGAAGGCTTATTGAACAGATAAATTTTCGGTTCAACAGTATTAAAACAACCGTTGGAAAAGTTTGTTTTGTTCCAATCGCCGCTGTTCCGATTGCCGCTGTTCCAATCGCCGCTGTTCCGATTGCCGCTGTTCCAATTGCCGCTGTTCCAATCGCCGCTGTTCCGATTGCCGCTGTTCCAATCGCCGCTGTTCCGATTGCCGCTGTTCCAATTGCCGCTGTTCCAATCGCCGCTGTTGCAATCGCCGCTGTTCCAATCGCCGCTGTTCCGATTGCCGCTGTTGCAAAGTCCGGTGCAACCCTTTCCCGTATTCACGATTTCAAGAAGTTCTTGCCACGGGATTTCACGCACGATCTGAATTTTATTGGTGCAAGATTTTGTACCGTCAGAATCGACTTCACCCAACGCAATCACTTCCGCAACCTTGTTTTCAGGGTTGAACTGATAGTAATTGAAGCAATCAGCCGCCTTTTCGCAAAAATGGAAGCCACGATCACAAACCATAGGTTTCACATCTTCTTCATAAATGCCGCCAACCTCATACTGAAACGGCTTTCCGTTTGGGTTACAAGTCCAATCGGGATTGAACACCTTGAACCCTTTAACAACTCCTGTTTCGCTCATTTCGCTTATCCTCTCTTTCTTAACTCATGGGAACTTTAATTCCGGTGTACTCTGTGAACTTCACGGAAGAAATAAAGTAACTCCATTTAGTCAGCTTTACGGCATACCCCCACGGGAACACGCCATCACGCAACCCCTGCATTACCCATTCTTTGGATTTTCCCATCAATTTAGCGATAAGGGGAACGGGAACATTCACACAAGCATCTTTTGAAATCGTTGCAGCGGGTTCAAACTGCTTGAAATAATCTTCCTGAACTCCCAAAGCAAGGGCAATTTCCTTTTTGCGGGCATCCGAAGGTTCGTTCTTCCCGGAAAGGTACTGACTAATTGAAGATTTACCAATCCCGGTAAGGTCTGAAAGTTTGGATTGCGAAATATCCAATTCTTTCATCAGGTTTTTCAACTTTTCTGCAAAACTCATTTTTCACTTCATCCTTTCTGTTTAATTTTCAATCATTGGGCTTTTGTTGTAGCGTTCCTGAATCCTGATCCTGTACTTGCCGTTGACTTCCTCACGGTTGACAATTCGGAATTCAGTTTTCTTTGCTCTCAACCCTTCAAGGTAGTTCGCCGCTTCCTGTTGGGTATCGAATTCAAGTATTCGGTCAATACACGCCGCAATAACTTTCTTCATACTGTTCACCGCCTTTCTATATGGTTCAATTACTTTGAACTTTCATTGTAAAAAAATATGCCTGAATTTCGGTTTCAGGGAATTCCAAAATTCCCGCCGCTTTCTGCATTTCAGGCTGCTTCCAAGCAACCTTGTTATTCAGCTTCAAAGAAACGGTTCTTTCAGAAAGCCCCATTCTTTCAGCGAAAACAGCCTGTGTACCGCATTTTTCAATAATTCTTCCATTCAACTTTGCATAATCGTATGCCATTATTTCACCCCTTTTCCTTATTCTTTGTACTGTCGGTATTCTTCTGAACGGATATGATCGTTGATTGTATGGGTGCTGCCGATCTGCATTATTGTTTGAAATACCTTTTCAAGCGTGTAATCTGCAAATGGCTTTTTACCATCTTCATCAACATATTCTTTCCAGCCCGGAATCAATTTGTGAACCCTTCCAACCTGTTCATTTGTCAGTTGGAATGTAACGAAAAATTCGTATCTTTCCGGCTTCAATTCATACGCCTTAACTTCATCATCCGTTAAAGGTTCGGGGTAATCAATATGCCCCCAAGCGTATGTTCCGGCTGAATTGACGAAAAATCTTTCAGGGTAATTACTAATTTCGCAACCCTGCTTTTTTGGGAATGTTCCCGGTGCAACCGGGCGTTCTACTGAATAATATCTATACATTTTACCTGTCCTTTCTTAATACAAGTTATTACCGATATATAAACCATCCTTCAAATAATTCTTCATAATACCCTTGAAGCAATTCACGGTATCAATGAAAAGTTCTTCATCTTCCGCAATATCACGGAAATCTTCATCATCAGCTTCATCAGGAACAATGTAAATCCAGCTTCCATAATACGCTTCTTCATTGTTCAATTCCTTTACAATCGTATTCATGGATTTAACCAATTCAAATTTTCTATCTTCAACTTTTGCCATATTGAACACCCTTTCTTTTGGTAGGGGAAGAAGCTGTTTAGGCTTCTTCCTCAAATGCTACCTGACAATCACCACAAATTACATTGACTTCCTTTGTTGCTCTGATAATGCAGCCGCACACCGGGCAAACATATTTGCGGGTACTCTGTTTAGTTTTCGCCGCACCCGGCAATTTCGGAAGGCTCTTTCTGAAAAGCTGGAATTTCTTATCCTGTAAGCTATCAACAAAGGCTTGTGCTTCATCATTCAGGCTTGTTTTAGTCCAGCCGTATTTTGCATCATTTTCAACGGTCAAACCGTGCTTTTCAGCAGCTTCCTTGTACTTCTTATTGTGGTAAGTACCGCCCCGGCTTGTGTCCTGAACCCCAACCTGTAAATTGTAAAGGTGAACCATTTCGTGAAGAAGTGTTTCAGCAACCTTATCAAACGGGCGGGAAAGATATTCAGCACAAATATTGATTTCATAGAAGCCTTCTTTCTTCATGGCTTCAATATCTTCCGGTTTCATTTTGGAAAAGTCAGTTACCTTTTCCTGTGTACTCCACGCCTTCCAAGCGGTACACCAACCATAAGCACCCTTTGTTGTGTCCGGGCTTACTGTGATAATCGGTTTTTCAAGTTCATTGTTATAGAACTTTTCGTTGAACTTTGAAAATAAATCTTCAAGTTTTTCAATTACGGGTTTCAAACTCTGTTCTTTCATTTCTTATACCGCCTTTCTTTCAACATGACCGCTTTTCAACTTCATATAGCTTTCAACTTCTTTTTTATCAGGGAATTCAGCCCAAAAATCACGCTTCCAGCCACCGTTGAAAAACCGTAACCCTTGAAAATCATCTTTACTACAACCCTTAATCGGAATATCCTGAAAATTCATCTGTGTTCTTTTTTCGATTCTGTGGATCATTTCTTCCGCATACATCATATCGTTATCCAAACAGAAAACGAACTTCCCATCAAATTCAAGGGTAATGTAAGTGTGGCAACCACATCTGATAGTAAAACCGTTATTTTTCATAATCACTTCATCCTTTCAACACCGTTGCAGCGGCTTGTTGTTTGGTTCAATTCCTTTGAACTTGTATTCATTATAGCACCGCCACTTGAACTTGTCAATAGGTTTTTTCAAAATTTTTGAACTTTTTTTCATTACCCCCTTGAACTTTTCTTCAAAATGCTTTATAATAAGGGTACAATCCAAAAAGGAAAGGAAGTGAACACCTTGAAAGAACTAACCACCGCCGATAGGCTCAAACAAATAATGAACGAAAGAGGATTGAAACAGGTTGATATTTTGGAAGCCTGCAAACCATTCTGCGAAAAGTACGGTGTAAAATTAGCAAAGAACGATTTAAGCCAATACATTTCAGGAAAGGTACAGCCGGGGCAAGATAAACTGTCAATTTTGGGTTTGGCTCTGAATGTCAATGAAGTTTGGCTTATGGGGTACAATGTACCGCCCGGAAAAGATGAAC